AAACCTTTTGAGTTTTATGCCGTATTACAAAAGTATAATACACCAAACAGAAATGGTCGTGTTTATCCCGAGAGAATCCTAAAAAGAGAGGCTGAAAATTATAAAAAGGCAATCGCGAAAGGTGTAGCACTTTCTGAACTCAATCACCCTGAATCTTCACTGATTGATTTGGATAGAGTTTCACACAGTATCGAAGATGTTTGGTGGGACGGTCATATTTTGATGGGTAAATTAAAATTGTTAACCTCACCTGGGTTTCATGAAAGAGGTATTGTATCTACCAAAGGTGACCAAGCGGCAAACCTTTTGAGACAGGGTGTAACTTTGGGTATATCATCAAGAGGTGTTGGGTCCCTCAAAAAAGTTGGGGAACAAAATGAAGTTCAAGATGATTTTGAATTGATTTGTTTCGATTTGGTTTCTTCACCATCCACACCCGGTGCATATCTTTTTACAAATCCTGAGGATAGAAATAACTTCGAAGAAAATTTGGAAGAGGAAAAAAGAGAACGTTCTACCGAAATTCATTCAACTGGTTTGAATCGCTCAGTTGACTTATTGAAAAAATTAAATCATTATTTGAATAAATAAAAAATACTTATGGACGAAAAATATTTTGTAGCAAAAATCACTTATGATTTACCTGACGATAATACAGGTAAAATCAAAAAAATCAGAGAGGAAAAACTCGTAAGAGGATATAACGTAACTGATGTAGAAGCTAAAGTCACAAAAAGATATTCGGGTTTTCAACATGATTGGAGAATAACCGCAGTATCTGAAAGTAAAATAGACGAAGTGATTGAAGAATAAGAAAACCCCTCCGAAAGAGGGGTTTTTTAATTATATGAAGTTTATAATAACAGAAAAAAGAATTTTTTAAGTTTTGGCTATATTTATAGTGTAAATTATTCACAATATAATATGGCAGAAAATAAGTCATTAGTTGAGGAAGCACTACTCCAAATGAAAAATTTGGAACAAGTAGTAGCGGAAAATGCAAAAGGAATACTTGCTTCTACAATGAAGGAAGAAATCTCTGAACTAGTAAAAGAGTCTTTGAAAGAGGCTGAAGAGGAATCTAACGAAATGGAAATGGACGAACAACCTGAAATGGATGTTATGACTATTGACATGGATTCCGAAGAATCTGACGATGAATCCGAAGAAATGATTGATATGGATTCTGAAGACGACATGGGTGACATGGAGTCTGAAGATGAAATGGATTTCGAACTTTCTATGGATGACGAAGAAGAAGATGAACAACCAATCGACCTTAGAAATGCTTCTACAGAAGAAATTCTTAAAGTATTCAAGAAAATGGGTGATGAAGATGGAATTATTGTAACTCAGGATGATGAAGA